CCGAGTGTTTCGGATACGGCGAACTGCGGAGTGAGACGAACGCCAAAAATTACACACCATGAACGAGGAACGAGAGAATGGTTCGCGTGCATCCGCTTGTTCGCTTCGTGATTTTGCGGATGACGATGGGAAAACTCTTGGATGGTGGATTGAGGAAATGAAGCGGATACATCCCAGGATTGGGTGGGATTTTGAGATTGGGGTGGTGATGTTTGAAAAAGGAGACAAGCGACCATACGACAACTACTGGGGAAAAATGAATGAAGGGCAAAAACTGCTAAGATTGGGTTGGGATATGGCAAGAAGATCGAAACGCCTTCTTTCCAAAGCGAACACCAACGATATGCCGCAGTCGTCGGCATGATCGGACATTTTCCCGATTAAGTAAAAATGAGCAAAAATGAGCAAAGCATGACCTACGAAGAATTCTTAAAATCAAAACAACAACTAGGCGGCGATTACGGATTCGATCCTGTATGGATGCCAGAAGAAGCATTTGCATTCCAACGCGATCTAATCACCTGGGCAGTCAGAAAGGGCCGCGCTGCCATATTTGCAGATTGCGGAATGGGGAAGACTCTCATGCAGCTTGCATGGGCCGAGAACGTCGCCAGAAAAACCGGCGGACGAGTGCTCATATTGACTCCGCTCGCAGTATCTCACCAGACTGTTCAGGAAGCTGGAAAGTTCCACATCGACGCAGCCAGAAGTGATGCCGGCGAACTAGCTTCGCAGATCGTGGTAACTAACTACGAGCGATTGCACCATTTCAACCCAGAAGACTTTGAGGGAGTCGTTTGCGACGAGAGTAGCATTCTAAAAAACTTCGACGGCGCCACAAAAACGGCCATCACCGAGTTTATGCGGACGCGGAAATACCGACTGCTTTGCACAGCGACTGCGGCGCCTAACGACTTCATGGAATTAGGAACATCAAGTGAGGCACTTGGCATACTAGAACGCAAGCATATGCTTACCAGATTTTTTACCCACGACGGCGGTGACACTAGCAAATGGAGACTCAAAGGCCACACTAGATCAGAACTATTCTGGAAATGGGTATGTTCATGGGCTCGCGCTGTTCGCAAACCTTCTGATCTTGGATATTCAGATGGAGATTTTAGGCTGCCAGATCTAATTAAACGACTACATGTAGTCGAGGCATCGCGCAAAAACTCTGAGTATCTTTTTGAGATGCCAGCAGTCGGACTTACTGAACAGCGAGAAGAGCGCAGGAGGACAATAAGTGAGAGATGTGAGATGGCCGCTAGTCTCGTTAATTCAACTGGAAAGCCGGCAGTATGCTGGTGCCATTTGAATGATGAAGGCGACATGCTTGAGTCGCTTATTCCTGATGCCATTCAAGTTAGCGGATCGGATTCTGATGACGCCAAAGAATCCAAATTTAAGGCATTCGAGAATGGTGACGCTCGAGTTATGATAACGAAGCCTAAGATTGGCGGATTTGGATTAAACTGGCAGCATTGCGCGCATCAAACATTTTTCCCATCGCATAGCTTTGAGCAATGGTATCAGGCCATCAGAAGATGTTGGCGATTTGGACAAGTTCATGCAGTGACTATTGATGTGGTCACAAGTGAAGGCGAGCAAAGAGTATTAGGCAATTTAGAGAAAAAGGCAGCATCAGCAGATCATATGTTCTCTGAGCTCGTTAAACACATGCACTCAGGATCTATTGAAAACAAACAAACAAACAAAGCAACGAATAAGGAGATTCAACCGTCATGGCTGTAAATAACCAAAAGATAACTGACCACTACGCAATATACAACGGAGACTGCTGCGAAGTAATGAAGTCAATGCCAGATGAATCTATGCATATGGCTGTATTTTCGCCACCGTTTGCAGATTTATATTGCTACAGTGATTCGCCAAATGATTTAGGTAATTGCGAAAGCCACGAAGCTTTCCTATCGCATTTCCGATTTGTTGCAGATGAATTAGCAAGGATAATGAAACCTGGCAGGATTTGCGTTGTTCATTGCATGGACTTACCTGCGTTTAAGGAAAGAGATGGATTTGAAGGGATAAAAGACTTTTCTGGCGATTTAATCCGTATATTTTTATCATCAGGATTCCAATATCATTCGAGGCATTTAATATGGAAGGATCCACTTGTCGAAGCAACTCGAACAAAGTCTCACGGATTGATGCATAAGCAGTTATGCAAAGATTCATGCAGATCAAGATCGGGATTGCCTGATTACATTTTAGGATTCCGGGCTCCAGGAGAAAACACTATTCCTGTATCGCATGACGAAGGATTGACAAAGTATGCAGGTAAAGCAGATCCTGGAGGTGAAGGAATCAAGCGATCTCATAATATATGGCGAGCATACGCATCACCTGTCTGGATGGATATTAGGCAAACTAATACATTAAATGCAAAACCAGGCCGAGATACTGACGATGAAAAGCATCTTTGTCCTTTGCAATTAGATACGATCGAAAGGGCACTCACTCTATGGAGTAACCCCGGAGAAAATATATTTACTCCATTTATGGGAGTAGGATCAGAAGTATATGGTGCCATAATAAATGGTCGCCGTGGCGTTGGAATCGAGCTCAAGGAAAGCTACTACCGGCAGGCTTGTGCCAATGTCGAAAGCGCAGTAAATGCAGGAACAGAAGCAACATTACTCTAAACACTCCTGCCTGCCTCGTCTCGGTTTCTACAATGGATTAACACTCTGAGACGTTCCCGGGTTTATAGTCGGTCACGACGACCGGCGCCCGGGCAGGCATCATTCACAAACCAAAAAAACAGCATGACAACATTAAATAAAGAATGGGAAGAGTATCGAGCAGCAAGGAATAACCTTGTTACATATAATGCCGATACAAATTGCATTGATATTGATACTGGAATCAACGGGTATACCTACAGTGTTGATGCTTCGGATCTTGATGATTCAACAGATGCACTTGAATGGGTGCGTCATTTATGCGAAAAAAAATGGATGACTACTCAAAAGATTAAATTTTTCATTGAAAAAATATCTGAGATAAAGCATTCAGAATAAAAAATAACAAGAAAACAAACAACATGAAAAAAACACACGACCTAGTCGCAACCGTCGGCAAATACACCGACAAACAAGGAAACGAAAAGAAACGCTTTCACAAATGCGGCAGCGCATTCACAGACGACCAGGGCCGCCTGAGCATCAAGCTCGACGGCGTCCCGGTAGGCAACGAATGGAGCGGCTGGATCTCGCTTTATGAGGCCGACCGCGACCGCCAACATGGACAGCGCGCAGACTCGAGCCCGGGCTTCTACACGTCGCCCGGACAGCCTCAGAAGCGCGACGAGTTCGGCGATCCTGTGCAGAGCAACGACCAGATCCCGGGCCTTGAAAAGGGCACGGCGCCGCGTCAGCAAGGTGGATATGAGCCGTTTTGATTGACCGAGCCAGAGCCATGTGCTAACAGTCCGTACGCGAGTCGAACCGCAATGAAAACGAGAACTGAAAATTTACCCGCTCCCGGGTGCAGTGGCGTCAATCTCACGCCGTTCGACGCTGTGCTTGGGGCGGGTTTTTGTTTTGAAAAATGGATGGTTGGAAAACATATATAATTGACTGGGGGGAAAACGTGTCCGGCGGAAGATATGCGCTTGTGCAAGCAACAAGTCTCGCTGGAGCTTGGTTCTGCGTAGATGAAATTGGGTCGCCTTTTAGCATAGCTGAACTGGAAATTCCAGAGTCATGCCAAGAAGAGGGATATAGATATATTGAGATTTGTGCTCCCAAAAAACCATTCTGTGGCGCGCGGCTTGATCAACTCAAATTCAAGTCATCACAAGAAACTGATCCGTGGAGCAATCAAAAATCAAAATATCAACAGACACTGCCGTCGCTCGATGATGTGCCATTAGACAAGGTCGAATCTGCGGAGCTGCTTCGGCGCCTCAAATTGAAGCTGAAAGGAAGCTCGAAATGAGTCAACCCTGGATAAAAATGCGGACAAACCTGCTTACGGATCCGCGCGTCGTCGAGATGGCGATCGAGCTGGACGTCGGCGAGGTCACCGTCATCGGTGGGCTCTACGCGATATGGTCATGGGCAGACACCCATTCGCTCGATGGTAACGCTCTCGGCGTTACCGAATCGTTCCTTGACCGTTACTCGAGCGTTACCGGGATGGCAAAAGCACTCCGAAATGTGGGCTGGCTGGACGGAAATGGGCGCGAAATCTGTCTAGTTCGCTTCTCCGAACACAATGGCGCAACGGCAAAACAGCGCGCTCAAACAGCCAAAAGAGTCAGTAAATACAAGGGAAAACAGGCAGGTAACGC